AATTCTTTGCCTCTGTTTATCCTACTATATCTTCTGGACAAAAAACAAAAGTCATAGTTGTATCAACACCACATGGTATGAATCATTTCTACCGTATGTGGCATGATGCGGAAAGAGAAAAGAACGAATATGTACCTACCGAAGTTCACTGGTCAGAAGTGCCAGGCAGAGATGCTGTATGGAAAGAACAAACGATTGCAAACACATCTGAACAACAGTTTCGTGTTGAGTTTGAATGTGAGTTTCTAGGATCTGTTGATACTTTAATCAGTTCTGCAAAATTAAGATCATTAGTTTATGATGATCCGAGAAAGAGTAATGGTGGATTAGATATCTACTTTGACCCGATTAAAGACCATGATTATGTGATTACAGTTGACGTTGCTCGTGGTGTGGGTATTGACTACTCTGCATTTGTAATTGCAGACATTACTACGTTTCCACATAAGATAGTTGGAAAATATAAAAACAATGAGATTAAACCAATGTTATTTCCAAGTATTATTGTAGATCTTGGAAAGGCTTATAACAATGCTTTTATTTTATGTGAAGTAAATGATATTGGAGATCAGGTTGCAAGTATTATACACTATGATCTTGAGTATCAAAATCTTTTGATGTGTTCAATGAGAGGTCGTGCTGGTCAAATTGTAGGACAAGGATTCTCAGGTAAGAAAACACAACTTGGAGTCAAGATGTCTAAGACTGTAAAGAAGGTGGGATGTTCTAACTTAAAAACTTTAATTGAAGATGAGAAAATAATATTCAATGATTATGATATCATATCCGAACTCACTACTTTCATTCAAAAACATAATTCATTTGAAGCAGAAGAGGGATGTAATGATGACCTTGCAATGTGTCTTGTAATATATGCATGGTTAGTTCAACAAGATTATTTCAAAGAACTTACAGATCAGGATGTCAGAAAAAGAATCTATGAAGATCAAAGAGACCAGATTGAACAAGACATGTCACCATTTGGTTTCATTATTGATGGCACAGAGGAGGAAAGTTTTGTTGACGGAGATGGAGATAGATGGTATAGTGATGAATATGGTGATAGATCTTACATGTGGGAGTACAAATGATTTCATTTTTATTAGCTTCAGCAGGTTTTCTAAACTTAATGTTTTATGTTTTTGCAATAGGATGTGCAATTTCATTTGTTCTTGAACAATTTGTTAAAGAGAACGAAAGAAATCTTTATATTGTGCAGACAAATAGAAAATACTGTTGGAGACAAGCATGGATAACTAATGCATTTTGGTTTCTTTGCAACGTAGGATTGTATATTATATCAAGAAATATACAAACTACTCAAGTAGATACTTTTTGGAACGGAATATGAAATATCATTTATACGACGACAAAGAAAGACATCAAGGCAGATTTGATTCTGTCTATGAACTTAGAAAATTTTTATGTGATAGAAAGTATGATGTTCAATGTGATAAAGACATAGGTTGTACATTTGATTATATTAAACATATCAAATGGTTTTTTGAAATTGAAGAATGAATATTGAAGATCAATTTGAATTAGAACATTTACTTTTTAAACAAAGAAAATGTAAAGTATGTGGTGAGACAAAAGAATTAATTAATGACTTTTATAAAACAAGAAAAGACCGAGGAAATGTGCCATCAGCATATGCATATGAGTGTAAAAGATGTTCAATTAAAAGAGTTTCACAGGGAAGAGTAAAGAAAGAAAAGGCAGACATTTATCCTGATTGGTAGTGTTCACGTCATGTTTCCCCACTTGGAGGGGTAGCAATTTATAAATAAATTTAGAAAAACAATGTGGAACTTCGGAGAAAAACATGGCTGGCATAGGTTTAGTATCTCCAGGCGTTAAGGTTAGGGAAGTTGACCTTACGGTTGGTAGAATTGACTCCATTAGTGATCAGACAGGTGCAATAGTAGGCCCTTTTGAAAGAGGCCCTGTACTAGAACCTTTGCTTATTGAGAATGAGCAAGATTTAATTGATCTTTTTGGAAAACCATCACTTAACGATAGACATTACGAATATTGGTACACTGCTTCAAACTATTTACAGTACGGTGGTATATTAAGAGTCGTTAGAGCAGATGGTGCAAGTTTAAATAACGCAAACGTAGGTGGTATGCCTACAACACATCCAACAGGTATTGGATCAACTTCAAATCTTAAAATTAAGTCTTTTCAAGATTATCAAAATAATTACGAAGATGCTGTTACATATAGATTAGCTGCTAGAAACCCAGGCTCGTATGCAAATGGAATGAAGGTTGCATACATTGACGGTGCTGCAGACCAACAACTTCATGTTACACCTCATGTGGTAGCAAATGTCAGTGTTGGTATGGGTGTTACACAACCTATCAGCGGAACAATTGTTGGCCCAGGCACAACATCAACCGCAGATGGATATGTTCAAGGTATTGTTACTGGTATTGGTGCAAGTACAGTTGATGTTAAGGTTGTAAATCGTGTATCTGCTGCTGGAACAATATTCCCAGTAAGTTATACAGAAAGTGGAATTTTTGCATTTACAACAGGAACAAAGACAAGTAATACATTACCTGGCCCTGGCGTTCTATTTTCAAGTTCTAGTTCTACCATTGCAGACCCTGACGCTGGTATTTCAACTTGTGCAACAATCTTCCAAGTTGATGACTGGTATGATAATCAGTTCATTCAATTGAAGAACGGTGCTTTAGCTTGGAAAGAAATTGCTGAAAAACCAGGCACAAGTGGATATGCTGCTGCAAGAAATAGTTCTAATGATGAACTTCATATTGTAGTTGTTGATGATAGTGGAAAAATTTCTGGAACAACAGGTGCAATTCTTGAGAAATTTACATTCTTATCAAAGGCAGATGATGCAAAGAACTCCTTTGGAGATGCAATTTACTACAAGAACTTTATCGCAGAGAACTCTGACAACATCTTTGTTGGAATTTCAACTGGAAACGGAACAATCGCATCTGGTATTCTAACTGCATTCACTCCAACATCAACAGCAAATACTTGGAGTCAAGACGCACAAGACGTTGACTTTAACTTTGGTGGTAATATACTTTATGAATTACAAGGTGGTAAAGACTACTCTGGTGTAAGCACAGAGGGTGGTTATTCAACATCACTTGGAAACATCATCGGTGGTTATGAAGTATTTGAAAATGAAGCAGAGTATGCAGTTAACTTCTTACTTCAAGGCCCTGGCATTACAGGTAGTCAAGCAGAATCACAAGCAAAAGCAAACAAATTGATTGCAATTGCAGAGGCAAGAAAGGATTGTTTAGCAGTTATCTCTCCAAATAGAGAGACAGTTGTTAATGTAACAAGTGCAAAGACACAAACAACTAACGTTGTTCAGTTCTATGATCCAATTACATCATCATCTTTCGCAGTCTTTGATTCTGGTTATAAGTATCAGTTCGATAGATTTAATAATAAGTTCCAGTTTATGCCAATGAATGGTGATATTGCTGGATTGATGGCAAGAACATCTGAGGAACAGTTCCCTTGGTTCTCACCAGCTGGTTCACAGAGAGGAAACATATTAAATGCAGTTAAACTTGCATACAATCCAAATAAAGTTCAAAGAGATACTTTATATGTCAAGAGAATTAACCCAGTTATATTCTCACCTGGCGCTGGATTCGTACTCTTTGGTGATAAAACAGGATTAGCAATTGCATCTGCCTTCGATAGAATCAACGTTCGTCGTTTATTCTTGAATCTAGAGGCAAGAATCGAGATTGCTGCAAGAACTCAGTTGTTTGAGTTTAATGATGAGATTACAAGAGCAAACTTCCGTAATATCGTTGAACCATTCCTTCGTGGAGTTCAAGCGAAAAGAGGTATTACAGACTTCTTAGTTATTTGTGATGAAACAAACAATACACCTGATGTGATTGATGCGAATGAGTTTAAGTGCGATATCTTTATCAAACCAGCTCGTTCTATTAACTTCATCGGTCTTACATTCGTTGCGACAAGAACAGGGGTTAGCTTCTCTGAAGTCGCTGGTCGAGTTTAATTAAGTCCATCTAAATAACAAAAGGAGTTAAAAAAGAAAAATGGCAACATTTAACCAAAGAAACATAACAGAGTTTCGATCCAGATTATCTGGTGGTGGTGCAAGAGCTAATTTATTTGAAGTCGAGATTGCTTTTCCAGAGGAATTGGGAATAAATTTAACAGATGTATCTGATAAAGTCCCATTTCTAGTTAAGGCTGCTGAGATACCAGCGTCTAACTTAGGTAATATTCCTGTTCCATATAGAGGTCGTGTTCTTCCTGTTGCTGGAGATCGCACCTTTGATCCTTGGACTGTGACTATTATTAATGATACTGATTTTATAATCAGGGATGCAATGGAGAAGTGGAGTAATTCAATTAATGATTTACAAACAGCTCAAGGTACAATCAACCCAGAAACTTATCAAACAAAAGCTGAAGTAAAACAATTAAGTAGAGAAGGATCTGCACCTGGCGATGCGGAAAAAACTTTAAGAATATACAACTTTGAAGGAATTTATCCAAATACTGTTAGTTCTATACCTCTTGATTTCGGTGCAACAGATCAGATTGAAGAGTTTCAAGTTACATTCAACTACCTATTCTATGAGGTAGCTTCTGGATTAGGCAACTTCTAGTTGATTTTTATCAAAGTTTAAGTTATAATATAAATACCACTATAGGTATAAAAGTTATACAAT